GGTCGATTGACCTCTCCAACGATATATCCGGCTGGGATATTCGTCAGAACGCTAGTAATGAGTTGTTCTAGGTTGTCGAGTGCTGCGGCGTTGCTCGCGTAGTTGACCCCGACTGCTAGAACCATATTGACTCGAAGACGCAGAACGCTTTTGCCGATTGTCTCGATGTCCAGATAAGGGTCATCGGGAACGATGCTGACGTGCGGAGCCTGCGGCGCTTCTGGAACATGGTCATAGATATTAGCTGCGACCGGTGCTAATGCTGTTTTGAGCGCGGCGCGAACTTCAGTCGCGATCGTCATAGTGCGATCGACTCCTGATCGATGTGCTTGCCCAGAATGCCGGAAACTCGATTGAATAGGCTACGACCGAGACGGAATGGCGAGACTTGGAAATCAACGCCTTCAATCTGTCCACCGACTGCGCTTCGTGATTGAAAGACCTCGGTGGCGACCGCTAGAACCGCCGACTCAACCTCTGGAACGCCTACGTAGGTGCTAGCGCCGGTAAGGGTCGCGGTTCCAGCCGGAATCAGGTTCTTTTTTGCGATGTCGGCATTGACGATCGCCACTCGGAAGGTCGTATCGCTCAGACCGTCTGCGAGAACGGTGTGAGTGCCGTTGAAAGGCGAACCGGCATTGGCGATAACGACGCTTTGACCTTCGCTGAATACTTGAATGGGATCGAACTCGAAGATGGCTTGATTGCTTTGAAGTTCGACGCTCCGAATTGGGCTGCGATATGTAACGAGCATCGGCAAGACTACCGCTTCGGCAGTATCGATGACGTCGTTTAGAATTGCGTCTGAATACAGGGCTGAGGACACGCCAAGAACGGCTCTGAGTTCACCTGCCGTGATTATGGTGGGCATGTCCTCGCCTTTCTGCTAGAGATCCCCAGCCGGCTCGGGATCAGACCGGCTGAGGACTTTTGAACGTGTTACTAGGCTACGGTCAACTTACGGAACGCAGTTGGGTAGCGGTTGACGACTGCGGCATAGCCGTAGATGCCAATCTCGATTCGACCATTGGCAACGATGTTCGCACGGATCTGGACTGTGCCGGACTCATGGAAGCGCATCGCCATTGATGGGTATACGAGAGCGAACTGGTCGCCTGTGTAGTTTGGATCTACAACGAGATCGAGTCCTGCGACTGTTCCGTTGGTCGAACCCTGTGTGATTGCTCCGGCTGCGTTGCTTGGTGCGAGAGCCGAGAACAATGGTCGCTTGTCCTCATCAACTGCGGCGAGGAGTTGCGCCCATGAGACGGTTCCTGCTGCGTTTGGATGAACGACGAGACGATTTGGTGTACGGCGCATGACGTTGTAAGAATCTGCGATTCCGTCAACGATTGCGGCGTAGATGGTTGCGCCAGATGAACCGACTGCGGTGTCGCGAGCAAGTCCGAGAGCGTAAGCATCGGTCTTTTGTGCGTAGGATGCTGCGAGTTCGCGGAGGAGGAGATCGACGAACGATGGGTCAGAACGATCAACGAGTTCAACGTTGATGACGTTCGCACCTGCGAACTTGACGATGTTGTCCTCTTGGAAGGTTACTGCGGTGTCGGTTGAATCGAACTCATCACCCTCAGCGGTAAGCGCCACGGTTGCCTGTGCGCCTAACTTAGGTGTGAAGATCTTCATGCCGGTTGCTGGCAACGCTGCGCGCTCGATTGAGTTGATGAATGGACGAGAATCATCGATGATGCCGATAATGTCGCGGAGATAGTTCGGTGGAACTACGCCGGTGTTCTCTGAAACGGTTGCGATGTCGAGTGCTGCGACGAGGTCGCGAGCATCGGTGTCGCCTTGTGCTGCTCGCACCTGTGCGAGTGCGTATTGTCCTGCGGTGACGTTGAGATTCACGCGAGGAGCGGTGAACATTGGCGCAGACTTAGCCTGAACCTCTGTCGCCTGTGCTTCTACCGTTTCGACGGCAGGAGCAGGAACGGTAGTGTCGGACACTTGTTCTCCTTCGGTTGTTGTTTGATCCTCGGAAACGGTTGCTTCCTCGGAAACCTTGTTTTCTTCTTCGCTTGCTGCGACTTCAGCGACACGCGCTGAATCGATTGCTGGCTCGGTGACGAGGGAAACCTCAATCAACTTAGCGGATGAGATAACCATCGCGCCGTCTTGATTCGCCCACTCATTGAGTTTGACTCCGACGCTGAATCCATCGCGCAAGCCTTCAGCTGCTTCGACCAGCGCATCGGATCCGGCTGATGTGTTGGAAATCTTGAACTTGGCTTCGATTCCGGTATCGGTAACTTCTGCGCTAACCATTTTGCCGATTGGTCGCGTCAACTCATGCTCCAAGAGTAATTTGACGTTCTTGCCGAATGCGATCGAATCTTTGCTAAACACGGTGCGACCGGCTGATGTGTTGCCTTCTTCACCCCATGTAACAATTCGACCGGTGAGAGTGCGAGACTCGACATCGGCTGCCGTGATGGTCATCGGGTAGTTGATCTTCATCCTAAGAGATCCTCTGCTTTCCTAACTTCCTCAACGGTCATCGCTCCGATGCCGGTAAGAATCTGGTAAATCTGCGCTCGCTCCAAAGCATTTCCACGGAGGAAATCATCAAGGTCGAAACGAACGTGAGTTCCGGCTGGCGTGAAATCATCCATGCTCAGACGTGACTCGATTGCGGTTAGAATTGGACGAAGTGAAAAATCAATAAGTGATCGTCGCTCGTTTGTTGCGTTTGAATACGTCATCGACGTAGATTCTGCGCTAAGGAAGTAAGCCGGGATTCCGCATTGACGGGCAAGTTCAAGAGCGATGTATTGACGCGCTTCTGATAGTTGAAGTTGCTTAGGATCAAAGCCGAGAGCCTGAAGTTCAACGTCAGCATTGAGGAAAGCGGTTGCGCGATTTTGACGCGACACCTTCCACGATTCCAAAAGTGCTTTGATTCGCTCGGATGGAAGATTAGTTCCGGTTGATTTGAGAACCATCGTTGGAAGCGGTTCTTTTGCGTAAATCTCTGCGGCTTTTTCGAGTTCAATCGCTGCGCGAACGGTGCGACCGGCACGATTGAGAAGTCCTGCGTCTGCGAGATTGTAAAACGCGATAATGGATCCCACTCCGGTCATTGGCACGTTTTGTCCATTGACTGTGTATCCGATAACTTCGGTTCCGAGAGGGTTGGTGCGAACTGAAACCCACGTCGGATCGATGCGAGTCCATTGACGAACGCGACCACCATCAGAAGTGGCATACATTGAAAGCACTTGACCGAAGGCTTGCCCAAAAAGCCATAAATCCTGAGCCAGATACGAATAAATCAAAGAAGCAGGAACACGCGGATCAGGTTGCTTGAATGATCGTTCAACGGGAATTCTTTCACCGGATGCGTCATTGAATTTTTCAATCGGTAATGATCCGACGACCGACGTAATGATTCCGTTGGCGCGAGCAACTGCTGGGACACTTAGCGCGGATGCGCGAGGAACTGAAATCGTGCCGCCTGCGATATTGAGTGCGGTTTGATTGACGTAAAACGGAGCCAACGAAGCAGCTACGTCCACGACGGCTTCTTGTGACTTAGATTGACCAAATAGATCGGATAAAACGCCCATTGAGGATAAAGTCTAGCATAACGGACACACATTCATAAAGAATCCGGCGGTATCCCCACCGCCGGATTCGAGCCACGCGGTATCTGACCGCGTCACGGATCAAGCGGCGTCAGCCTACGACTATGTCGATGCCGTCGTCAATCCGGGTCGCGAAGTGAGTCACCAAAGCCGAAGCCACGGCAGCGCAGACGGTCGCGCTTGATGCCCGGCGTCCAATCACCCACGATGAGTCGCCGCGTTGGTATTTGACCGCTGCCAAAGTCTGCTCGGTCAAGGTGTCTTGATTGGTGTGCTGAAGTCGCCCGGAGTTGATCGCGCCTGCCCATTCGTCGCATGCTTGCTGATAATCGTTGCCATCGACGTCATGAACCGGGATTCCTGCCGGCATAAGACGCACCGCGACGGCTGATGCGGTTTGCTTTGAGTAGGCGACCGTTTCGGTCTGGAACTTGCGCACCCACGGCGCGATGTCATTTGCCAAAGCCAAATCATCGAGAGCAAACTCGTTTTTCCATGTCTGAAGCAGAATGATGACAAACTTATCACCCTCGATCTTCTGGGCTGCGACCAAAGCAGCTTCCCGGCGGTCTGGCGAAAGGTCGATCCCAAGCCATGTCGTTTTCTCAGGATCTAGGGTCGATTCCGGATTTGCGCATTGAGTCCATTGATCAGGATCAATAGCACCATTCAAGGTCACGACCCATTGGCAGAGCATTTCGGTTCGAATTGTGTCCGGTGGGTCATTCAAAGCCATCTTCAGATTATCGGGATGAATCGTGTAACCGAGCGATGGGTTTGCCTGCGCCAAGCCTTCCCACATTTTCAACGATCCGTCTATCGGCGTGTCTGGGTGGGCTGAATACTCCCACCATCCGATGGTGTCGTCGTCCGAGTTGAGCGATGCCAAAGCCCGGTCGCGTAAATTGTTCAGAATGACCGA